TACCAGTAAAAAGATAATTCCGTTAATTACGATGAAAGGAAGCACATAAAACAGAAGGACCGAAAGAAAACCGCTTTTTCCGTTGTCACGCCGGTATCCGGAGCTTGTCCTGCGGCGATCCGGTCTGGTTTGATTGTTATACTGAGTCATATGAATTCAAATTCCTCCTGATAATTATTCCGTTACCTAGCATAGCAGAAAATAGGGGATCTTACAAGTTTATATGATAAATTGTAATAATTTAATTTATTCTTACGAAATGCCGTGTTTATGCGTGTTTCAGGGGTATCACTTTTCCGTTTGACTGCATTTTGACTGCATTGTAGTAATCTTCAAGCTTGTCTACCTGAACATCTGCAAAACCGAAGTGAGTATAGGTGTCAAGTGTGGTCTTAATATCGTCATGTCCTAAGAGATACTGGGCTTGCTTAATGTCTATTCCCGATTTGTATAAGTCGCTGGCATAAGTGTGTCGGAACATGTGCAGAGTAATATCATCTGCAAGTGGGGCATCAGACACCTCCTGCAGCTTTTTTAAGATTTTTCCCCATCGAAAATCCATTGTTCCACCAGATATATATCCACCATTCCGGGATGTGAAAAGGATCCCAGTCCTTTCCTTAGTATATTTGGATAAGATATCAAGCAGAAAGGAGGGGATAGGTACTTGACGTTTCCCGGCAGCTGTTTTTGTGTACTCTTGCAAACAAGATTCTCGCCTTTTGCTGGAGACTAGTGATTTTGTGATATTGATCTTTTTCTTTTTGAGATCTATATCACTTACGTTCAACGCTAAAGCCTCATTCTTTCGTAGCCCGGTGTACAGGAGCAGATTAACAAAACAGAGTTCAAAGCTATCCAGTTCGGCCTTGACGAATAGTTGCCGTTCTTCTGCGGTAAAAGACCGCTTAACCTTTTTTTGGACATTTTTTATCCTCTTCATGCCAAGGGTGATATCCCTTGTTATAATATCTTTTTGCACAGCATAACGGACAATCGCTCTAATTCGGGATAGACAAAGGTTGTATTGTACCAATTTGCCGGATTTTAACATGGAAGCTCTAAATGCTTCGATATGGCTTTGCCTTAAACTCCTCATTTTTATATCTCCGATATGGGAATTTATCGTGCTTAGTTGACCTTTAATTGTTGTTATGGACTGATCTCTTATGCTTCCGATTTTTTCATTTGTAAGCCATAATTCGGAAAGTTCCCGGAATGTAGTATTGTCCTCTTGTAAGATAATTCCTTTTTCTTTTAAACTCATAAAATCCCGGTAGTTCTTATCTAGTTCTTTTAAGGTATCACCATATAGGGTTTTTCGGATGGGTTTTCCGTTTTTTAATCCGATTGTTACTTGTTTGGAATATCGGCCGTCTTTTCTTTTTTTAGGCATGCTCATTGCTCCTTTCTTTGGTTGTGATTATTTTTGGGCATAAAAAATACGCCCCTTGTCAGGACGGTCCGAAAATGATATAATCTTTTTGGGAATGATTGTATCTTTTCGGTATATCCGTCAAGAGAAAATCTATATTTAAAGCCGTTCGGTGTTGGTAGCGCCGGGCGGTTTTTCGATTTTAATTATAGATATCTATTAAGACAGTCAATTAATTCCTGCTTATAATTATAGATATCATCCATTGTATCAATGTAATGTCTAGTAAAATTTTTATTCTCATCTGGGATCATGATTTGTCTTTTCTTTTTGTCAAGATTTATCCTGCAGATCGGTTTACGATTATTATCTTTATAAAGTATACCAAAATAACTTTCTGTATCACGATATGTGATATCAGATGGAGTTGCAAATTCAGCTAACATTCCCTTAATCATATAAAATGATTGTATCTCTTCCTCTGTTGTTATAACCCCGCTTTGATTTATGTCAGTATGCTCTGATTCCTCTAAGTCCATTTGCTCAGTGACAGCGACTTCATCGTTACTCTTAAGAGCGCTTGAAATTTTGTCGCTCATGGTTTCATTAATAAAGCCATTAAATGATTTTTTTACTATTGGCTTAAATTTATCAATGACATTCTGAGTTTTTACACCATCGTAGACACTTGAAAGAATAAATTTCACGAAAGTATCGTCAGGATTGTCTAATTGCATTTTTACATATTCTTTTATCAATTTTGAATATTTCAGTTCTGATGCCGTGTTAAAGATATTATCCACATCGAAATTTTGCTTAGAAAATTTTTTTAGCTCATTTACATAGCTTTCTTTGATGTCCAGCATATTAATCTCTAAGAATGGAGTAAGATCCATTTTGTTTGATTCATCTAAATCAGTATAAAATCTGTAGATAATGCCATTTGTGAGAATACCAAATTTGGCAGTACTTGTCCCAAAGTATCTAAAAAGTTGGGAACTATGCTGGTCAAGATTAGATCCACACCATTTACACTCAATGAGTATTACTGGTTTTCCTTCAAATAGAATTGCATAATCGACCTTTTCACCTTTTTTAATACCAACATCAGCCACATACTCTGGCATGAATTCGTCAGGATTAAACACATCATATCCTAACAATTGGAAGAACGGGACTATCAATGACATTTTGGTAGCCTCCTCAGTTGGTATCTGCTCTTTACGTTGCTTTACTCGTTCAGAAAATAGTTTCAATTCGTCAATGAAATCCATTTTCCTCCCCCTTTCTTTTTGTATTTATTAAAAGCCATGGGCTGATAATTCAAAACAAAAATTACATGGCCAATTCTACAGAATCAGCATGTTTCTTATTAAAATCGTCATTTGCAATATGTCGTAGAGCATGCTGGTATGCCTGCATCTGTCGCTCTTGATTCAATCTTGAATTAATTATGATAGTAAAGCTTCCATCAGTATTGCAAATCACTTGTTCTTCAATTCCTGAATCCATATCTAAAAAATGCACCCCTATTGCTTCGGTAAGCAAAGGATTATTCATCCGTATCAACACCCTTCGTCATTATGCTTCTCTTCTTGCTCTTTTAGAGTCTGTATAAAAGTTAAATGTGCTTTTAACCTTTCTGGTGGCAAGTCTCTTGCGGCATGAAACAATGATTTCAGATCCGGATTTTGGAAAATCTCCTGAGCTATCTCTCTGGTTTCCTCGTTAGTATAGTAATGCTCGCTATCGTCTTCGGTGGTGCCAGTCATAAGGTAATCCACTGTTACTCCTAATCGATTAGCCAGTTGCTGAATTTTTGTAGCATTGGGTGTGCTTTTCCCCAATTTACTAATATATCCTTTGCCAAAATCAAGTTCTTGTTCTAATTGATTCATTGAAATATTGTTTTTCTTACATAACTCTTTAATACGCTCTTTAAGATCCATTTTGCGCTCCTTTATAAATCCTGAAAAAATCGCAAAAATACCCTTGACATTCTGAAATAATCGCGTATAATGTGATTATAGGGTTCTGAAAAAATCGCATAATTATTATAGCGATGAAGATATCTGGGAATTTTTATTAAATTTGATCGACAATCTAATTATAGAATATTTTCAGAAGTAAGTCAATATATTTTGGCGATTTTTTCAGAACTAAAAATGGAGGTGATTTTACGAAGCAAGAAGAAAATCAGATTATGGTATATGACAATATTTGTACAGCCGCTAAGAAGTCGGGTTTATCCATTAATTTTATTGAATCGGAAACAGGCTTATCAATTGGAAGTTTGTGCAAATGGAATAGGGTAAGTCCAACCGCTAAGAGCTTAAAAAGAGTAGCGAGATTACTGGGCGTAACCGTAGACAGTTTATTGGAAGAAAAGGGGGACAAGAAAAATGGAAATTAGCAATGAAGAGTATTGTGCTTTAAAAGCACAAGTCAGCATTTTACAGAATCAGGTGAATTCAATGCAGGCCCCAAAGAAAATTACAAAGTTACGAGATTTGCTGAAAGAACAGGTTGTTTCTCATGTGACCAATTTGGACAACGAAAAGCCCATCTTTGGCTATAGTGATTTTTGTGGTGATGCCTGGAATCAAGCGTTTCTGCCATTGGCAAAAATGATTCACGAACCCAGCAGACTGTTTTATATGGGGACGGCTTGCAATGGCCCTTATCATCCAAGACCATATATCAGATCACTTGACAAAAGGGATCGGCTTAAGAAAGTATCCGATCTGACACCGGAGCAGCTGGAAGTTTCAGTTCAAATGTTGGATGAACTCATTCCGATCTATAACAAGTATTTTAAAATGCTTCACCAGAAAGTAATGTTTGATCCGACTGGAAAAGGTGATTATGAACTAATTGGAGTTATGGATGAAGATATTATCAAGGAGGGCGAGAAATGGCGGACAAGCAGTTTTTAACAATCAAGGACTGCGTAGAGCGTCACGGGATAAGTCACAACACGATAGAAGCCTTGTTTAAAAGAAAAGGATCACCGGCGATCCGTGTCGGCCGCAAGTGGCAGGTGGACATTGAGAAGTGGGACCAATATTTGCTTAAGTTGGCGGATGCAGATAAAGGGTAGAGAGGAGGTATCCCATGCAGAGATACTATGACAATTTAGACGATTACACCGACACCCGCCCATCGAAGCTTAAAGAGTTTACAAAGCGGATCGCGCCGGCCGTGATCTTCATCGGTAGCATTGCTTTAATGTTTATGGTGGTTGGTGCTTTAGAGACGTTGTGAGAGGAGGTGTGAAAGTGGATAAGCAGGAAGCGGTAAAAATCCCATTCATAAGGTTTTTATATGCAGATGAAGACGGAACTCGAAAAATTTATGATGCGGACTGGCCAGATCAATTTATAGCGTACTTTGCGGATAAGAAAGTTACCGAAATAGGTGGGTTCTTTATAATTGGGACGCCTCTGAGAGTAGAAACCTTGGAAGATGCAATAAAAATATGTAAAGGGTAACTGATATACAGTGAAAGAAGGTGTGAGAAATTATGATGAAACCAGAGTTTGAAGCGCTTATCGGAAAGCCGGTCAGTGATGAGGAATATAGCACTATCGAGTATGTCTATACCTGGTATCCAACCATAAGCGAGACTGAGGGCAAGAGCCAGATTGCAAAACTTTACAAGGACTTCGGCATGCCTCTTATTGAGGACATGGTGGAGAGAGCGGGGAAGATGGAAAAGCTTGACGGTGATTTGAGAAGAGCTCAGGCACAACTTACCGCCATACAGGACAGAATCAAGATGCTAAGAGGTGATGAACCATGAGAGAAAGCTTTAAATGGTATAAAACAGAAACCCCAGCTGCGGGAACAGCCAGGGAATCAAGGTAACACGTAAACACTTTTCACCCCTATTATACATAGGGCATAGGAGGATTGCAAGAGAATGAATCTGAGATTAAAGAAAATTTCTATCGAGAATTTCAAGGGAATCACCCAATTAGTGATTGATTTCCATAATAGGACAATCATTTCCGGTCAGAACGCAACCGGAAAGACAACCATAATGGACGCCTTTACATGGTTGCTTTTCAATAAGGATAGCGAGGGAAAGGCTGATTTTAATATTCGTCCAAATAATCGCCAGGGCGAGCCTATAGACAATCTGGTTATTAAAGTATCTGCCGTACTGGAGGCGGATGGGAAGGATATTCTCCTTTGCAAGAAGCAGGAGCAGAACTGGGTTAAGAAAAAGGGCAGCGAAGTTTCTCAGCTGCAGGGGAACATCAATAAATATGAAATCAATGAAATCCCCAAGGCGGAAAAGGATTACAAAGCTTACATAGATGATTTGATGAATGAGGAATTGTTTAAGTTAATTACCAGTCCTCAGGCGTTCACATCGTTGAAATGGAAAGACCAGAGAACGATTCTTTTAAAATTGGTCTCTGAGGTTACGGATCAGGATGTGATCTCCACCAATCAGAAGTTTTCTCCACTGTCTGAGATTTTGAAAGAGTTCTCTGTAGATGATTTGACAGCTAAAGCAAAGAAAGCGCTGAAAGAACTGAATAATAGGCAGGCGGAGCTGCCGGCCAGAATTGACGAAGCCAGCAAAGGTCTGGTACAGGCTGATTTTGCAGATTGCGAGAACCAGAAAGCAGATTTGGAAAAACAAATTAATGATCTGACAGAGCAGGAAAATAACGCATCAAAAGCCAGTGAGGCACTTACCCAGATTAACAATGCAATTATGCAAAAACAGTTTGATTTAGGGGATTTAAAGCGTAAAGCGAATGAAAAACTGATGGATCAGCGGCGGGAAATTCAGCGGAGAATTGATGAAGCCGGATATTCCTTCTCGGATGTAATAAGA